ATGACAAACTAGGTATCGACGCACCTGCACCGACAAATGAACTCCAGATTGGTGCCAACAATGAATTTTCGATTGATAGGAATAACATCCACATGGTGAACGCGAAGGGTAATGTCATCGCCAATAATGTATTGTCGAGGTCGACGATGAGTGTGGGTAATGAATTTAAGGTTGATAAAAATGCTTCAAATGTATTGGCAGTTTCTGGGAACGTAGTAGCAACGAATGTGAACGTCGACACAAAACTCGTTGTGGGAACTTCAGAACATGTGGGTTCGAATGTAGCTATTTTTCAGAATGGAAATGTCATAATTGAGAATGGGAATTTCAAGTTGTTTGGTGATATGAACGTCTTCGGAAACGTAACCGTCACTGAAACGGCGACGTATGAAAGAGTGGAGAGCTTGGTCGTAGACGATCCGGTGATTCTTATGGGGAACAACAACACCGGTGGTACTTTCGATAACGCACTCATCATGGTTGAAGATACCAATGAGGCGAATCTTGTTATCGGATACGACATGTCGGAACAGGAATTCGTGATGACACGTTCATTCATGAGTCCAACTGACACTCTAATCACCTTCGACACATCAAACACTGTGAACTTACATGTGTATGGTCAGATGTACACCGATGGAAATGTGGGTGTCGCGAACACGTCACCTGTTCACACGTTGGATATTGGTTCAAATGTCTATTTCGAGGATGCTGGGTCGAACGTCATGCACTCCAGTGGTAATGTGTATACACAACGTCTTCTCGTAGGTACTGGGGGTATACAAGTTGGTAGTTTGTTCACGGTGAGTCCAGGTTCATTGACACCAGTTGTTATCAATAGTAATGTCCAAATGAACGCTTTACGCACGACTGGTACCACACCGTCGGGTATTGCGAACACTTCTCCAACTGATACACTCTCCATAGGTTCCAAAATATTCGCAAACGTCGAAGCTGAGAACACCCTCACAATCATCGGTAACGTCGAAGCCACCAATGTTGTGACACAGATTCTTTCTTCCGAAGACATTTTAACGGTACACGCAGATAGATACGGTGGAGACAGCACATCAAATGTACTAACTCTTAAATCTGGTCCAACTGCGTCTAATGTGAGTAGTATCGAAGTATACGGTGCCAGTACTTCTGCTTCAAACCAAAACATTCGCCTGAAAACCAAAAACACCGAACGCATGCGTATCACGTCCAACGGTAAGATTGGTATAGCTAATACAAACCCCACAGAAGCTCTCACGGTGGCTGGTGGGGTTCATGTCATCGGAAGTAACGCAGTCGCTTATGGTAACACGTGGGGTTCCAAGGGTATGCGTATGTACTCCGAGCCTTTGGTGGGACAAAACAAAATCGAAAACATTGTGGCAGCTGGGAAGGGTCTCAACATTTACGCAAGCCAAAACTCAACGATGGGTGGTCCCAAAGTGACCATTCTTGAGTCCAGTAATGTTGGCGTAGGCACAGCGACGCCCCAAGGTCGTCTTCATACTTCGGGTGGTACAGTGTTCATAAATGACCCAATCCAATACGATAACAACCACGATACTTCGGGAACGCCCCTCGTCGTATCCAACACACAAGCAATCGTCGGTGCAACTCTAGATGTCGCCGATGTTATGGAACTCTCTCGTGAAGGTAATGCAGACAGAGATGGTGTCCGAGCGATTTTCAAAATGGGTAAATATGATAACACTGTGGGGAAATCCAAATCTAAACTTGATATATTTTTAGCCGACGACCGCTACACAGATGAAACTGAGGTGTTAACCATACGCGCCGATAGCCGTGTTGGTATCGGTACCACACAACCTTCGGCACATCTCGAAGTATTCTGTACAGGTGTTGCCAATCCAACTGAAAATGGTCTTCTCGTCCATAACCATAACGCACCATCTGGTGATGCCATCGTAGCGATGCAGACCAATATTGCAGAAGGTAATGCCTTTACATCGTACATTCAAAGTGATAATGATACTGCTTTGACAGGTTGGGCAGTTGGTGCCTCTGGTTCGAGTGATTTTAGAATCACAGAAAATTATACAAAAGTTTCTGATGCAACGGCGACAGCTCTGTATATAAGTGGTACGACACGAAACGTCGGTTTAAGCACAGACGCGCCTCGTGAAAAATTGGAAGTGAATGGTAATGTTGTTATTGGACAGCAACTTACATTCACTGGCACGACAGGGGATTCATTTGGAAACACATTCTTAAGAGAACGCGTATATGACACAAACTTCAATAAGTCGGAGTTGCTCATCTTTAAAGGTAATGATGGTGGTGGTGATGGACAGGAGGGTCCAGACCGTATCTTCTATCTCGCGCCACAACACGTTTTCAAGACGTATACATCATCCGATTCAGCTGTTGACCCCGATGATACAAACCTAAACCTCGCAATGACTATTGCTCCGAGTGGTGTTGTTGTTGTTGGTGGTAGTGATGCGACTGTCAGTAGTGCCGCGACAAAGCTCAAAGTTAACGGTGACATTGAATTCGCCGCTGGTGGTTCGTTCATCATTACAGGTCTGGCATTCTTGACGACATCGGGTTCCCCATCTGTCAACATCATTCGTAGCATTTCCGATAATAGTACCAAACGCCCCCTCACATTTACACACAAAGTTGGTGGAGGAGCTGATAGTGAATTCGCGCGATTCGATGGTGCGGGGCGTCTTGGTATAGGTACAAATGCTCCAGATTCCAATATTCACCTCTATGATTCTCGTACGACTGACCTTGATATGCTCAAACTCGAGAGTCCTGGGACAAATAAGAAGACTGGTATGCTCCTCTACACAACCGATAACTACGGTGGCTACGTGAGGGGTTTCCGAAACTCGACGTACACAACTTCGGGTATCACGATTGGTGCGACCGACAATGGTTCGGAGGCTGACGGACTTCACATTGTTCATACGAGTAATGTGGGTATCGGAACGGTAAACCCAATCACCCAATTCCATATTTATGATGGCGTGGCGCGTGTCGAAGATTCTTCGAGTAACGCTGTACTGGAGTTAAAAACCACTGGGGGTCTCTCGAATGTATATGGAGACACTCTTGGAAATGTTTACATACAACCGAGTTCCACGGAAACTTTTGTGGAAAGTAATTTGACTATTCGGAATAACTTGACGATTCAGGGTGGATTTGACCTTGGTGACCAGATTGGTATCGGTCTCGGTGGTGCTTCAGCTAACACAGAACTCCATGTCAACGGTGGTATCATCACAAACTCTGACCAGGTGGCGTGTAAAAGATACTCGAATACATTTTCGATAGCATCGGGTAGTGGTCAGGATATTCAGTTGATGTTCAAGCCTGGGACATTCTACGCTAAGGTTGTGGCTGTCTTGAGGGAAACCTCCGATGTCAGAAACACGAGTACTATGATTTTGGAAATGTCTGGTGGTACCCACGATGGTTCAACCGCATCGATGTATGACATCGCAATTGGTACCAAGAATATCTTTGGGGCAACCAATAGCTATCCATGGAGCCCCACAGTCACAACGGGTACACGGGGTGTAGACATTCGCCCAAACACAAAGGATACAGGGCGAAACTACAACTATGACATCTCAGTCGAGTTAACTACAAGTGTCAATGGGGGACTTGACAAGATTACGAAAAATATTAACGACATCGCTACAGACCTTGATGGTGTGGGTGGTCAGCAGACGTTCGGTACATTCACATACTAAATTTACTATGAGGGGAGACCCCAAGGTAGATTCAATACACATTTACGCCCTGATGGAATCAGAGACGGCCAAAATAATCACGCCGACAATAAAAGCCATGATGACGTAATTCAATTCAGTTTCTTCGCGACCGATTTGAGGCTTCACCTCTTCGGTCTTGGACTCCTCGACGGGCTGCTTCGGCCTGACGGGAGGTTCCAAATCCTCCAGCGGACAGTACGCTATCATTTATATAGTAATCAGAGATTAATTTCCGTCTTCTTCTTTCGACGGGTTCTCTTAGTTTTGGTGGTACCCCCAACGTTCACCTCTTTGACCTCACCACCAGTGGATTCTCCGGAGATGGAGACAATGTCGGAGAGGTCATCATCCTCCTCTTCTATAGAAGGCATCGAGGCATCAGTCGCTTGAGGGGGTGTCGTGTTCATGGGTGGGGGTGGGGGCATCATGATGCCACCCATTAGGCTCGAGATGTCAACACCTGGACCCTGCATCTCGTAGTTACCAGTTCCGGTGCCGCCCACAGGTCCCTCAGTGGGAGGACCGGTGGGAGAGCGAGTCGTGTTCTGCACAGCCGCCATCATGTTCTTCACCAGGTCTGGGTTCTGCTTCATCACATCGTTCATGTTGGGCATCACCGACTTGAACATGCTGTTGGTCAGGTGGAACATCATCGCCGAACCACCCAACATCATGATGAGCTTCACCTCAGGAGCAACATTCACCTTGGAGCGGTACTTGACGTACAACTCTTCAAAGACACCATCGTAGTCATCAACATTCTCCATCACAGACTCAGACCAACCCTCCAACTGAATCTCGAAAGGATTGTAGCGCTTGTTAAGGAACTCGAGACCAGTCACACATGCTACGAGCATGCGCCTCGAGAAACGAACCGATTGCTCAACGTCAATACTGTAGGTGATGCGCTTAACTTCCGACCTCAACTCATCAACGTTCGAGTAAGCGTTGAGTCTCTTGTTTACGGCGAACCCCTTCTTCTCCAGGCGCCCAAGCTTATTAATTAAGTCTGCCTTCTCTTCATCAACCGAGGTGTACCCCTTAGAGGGCTGCTCCTCTTGGCTAGGTGGCTCATCATCATCATAGAAGGTGGGTTCTTCATCTTCACCATAGTCAATCTCCTCATTTTGTGCGGGTTGAGCAGGTTCAGACTGCTTGTTGGGATTGACAAACGCATCCATCGCCTCCTGATGTTGGGAAGGAGGTGGTGGTCTGAACACTGTTTTCGTGGGGGGGAGTACAGGTTTGGGACGCGGTGCTGAAATCTGAATCTCATCCATCAAAGCCTGTTCGTCAGCATCGAGTTTCATCACTGTCGTGTTTCCACGGTCGAGTACGATTTCCTCGTCCATCTACTCTCTATATGGAAACTAAAAAAATACCTTTAACGCACTTTAAAAAAATATAAACCTATAGTAAATGTTCAAGTTTAACAAGGCTAACCGTAACGCTCTCATGTCCATCACTGTTCTGGTGGCCATCATTTGCGTCCTGGCCATGACCCGTGGTCCCGCCAGCAAGTACCAGCCCAGGCCAATCAAGATTAAGGCTGTCACCGAGGAGTCCATCTTCGATCTCGAAAACAGGATGGTAGCGCTTACACCAAGAGCCTCACCCCAGGTGGTCTCTGTGGCGCCCAAGAATTGGTGTCCGACCTCGCGGGTTACGAGATTGAGGAGGGAATCGGTGGATCTTTAATCTGAGCTAATAGAAATGGCTCTCATCACTTCGCCAACGGATACCATTCCCGACCTCAACTATGAATATCACACTATTACAGTGGATACGATAGGGCAGGATAGCGCTAACACCTTCACGTGTTACTTGAGTCAGCCCATAAAGAATGTTGTAC